GCGATGCGGTCCACTTCGCCGCGTCCCAAAGCGACGAAGACGTCTCCCACGCCATCCGCCATGCCTGCCATGAGTGCGTTGAATGCCGACCACCCAAGGCGAGGCGTAAATTCGAGGAAGTGCGGCGCGCGACGTGCGTCGTCGATGATCGCGTTGACGTCGATCGGGCCGACATACCGCGTCTCCTCTAGGTAGGGGGTGAGACCCTTCAAGACCTCGCACCAGAGTCGCGGCGCGGCGTCGGGCCACGTCCACACGATGGAGCCCGCGCAGCCGCACAGTGGGCCGACGTCGCCGGTCATCATGTGCTTGCGTTCGAGCGTTGAGTTGATGGGTTGCAGCCACCCGCGACGGTAATCGAACCACCCCTCGGTTGAGACCTCGACGCCCGCGACGCGCTCTTGCAGGATGAAGGTTGTGTTGCCACGTGAGGCTTCGTAGTCGAGCACGTTGAGCAGTTCTTCCGCCGAGCGCGTGACGTGCGTCGTTGAGGTTTCGGCTTTCGGCCCGCCGTCCGCTTTCACCACCCACAACTGATCGGCGTGGCCCTCGACGAAACGCCGCGCGGAAGCGAGGGTCGCGAAGCGTTCCATCTGCGGAACCACACCGACCTCGTAACGCCGCGCGATGCGCGCTGCATACATCCGGTCCGATTCGAGCGCGACCGATTCGGTGGTTGAGCCCCACGCCGCGAGTCCTGCCCGCCGGCACACGCTGAGCGCGACCGGCGTCTGGTAGCCGACGGCGACGTCGGGGCGCCAGCGCACGATCTCATCAACGTCAGCGGCGCGCGTGACCATCCCGACGCCGGTCTTTTGGATCAAAGGGTTTTGGTCCTTGATCCAGTAACGGACTTGGTGGCCCTCTTGAGCAACACGCCAGACGGCGGGGAAGAGGTCACCTTCGAGGTCGAGGAAGCCGAGCTTCATCGCACGCCGTCGATCCAGTTGAAAGCACGGAGGGCGGCGCGAGGATACGCGCGTTCGCAGCCGGCGCCAAACACCGCGCCGAGAAGGAAGGCGAAGCCAATCATGGTAGTGACGGCGATCAGTAGGTCGTAGCGGGTCATCGGACGATCCGGTCGATCCGCTCGCAGGCCCAAGCTGAGGCTGGCATCTCTCGTAGGCAACGATAAACGAAACGATCATCGAGTCGAAGGATCATCGTGCCGTAGGTCTCCGGGCCTAAGGTCACCGTGCCGACGGCATCGACATCCATCACGCGAGCGTGGCGGTTCGGGCGCGTCCACTGATACAGGTCGATGTCCTTTACGCGGCGAACCAAAGACGGCATCGAGAGCCAGAAGCCAACCAGCCCAATTAGGAGCCACAACGCGACCCCTTGTCGAGGCGTCATGGCTATGCTGTCTCCACCGGATACGTTGAGGGCCGCAGTGGCTCACCCAACATCCGCCGAAACACGCGCCCACTCCCGCCGGCTTTACCCGGCTCTTGACGATGCGCGCTCCCGAAGACCTGGCCCCACTGACCATCGACGACGTACGCGAGGTAGCCGCTGGGAAGCATGGTCGGAATCGGGCCGGCGAGCAGTTGCCGAAAATCCCACGGCCCCGCCGCCACCGTCGGCTCGAAGTACACGGGCGTGACAAAGTCCGAGACTTGCACACCGTTGATCGCGTAGCCGTCTGCGTCGCCTTCAACCGCATCGCATGCCTCGCGTATCCAGAACTTCTTGGCGTCGGCCTCATCTTGGACGAAGACGTTGATCCACGGGTCGACAAGCATCTCGATCAGTTCGTGTGAGGCCACGACGGAGACTGAAGCGCCGTCTTGGCGCACGGTTTTGACGAAGACCTTGCCGAGCGGGAGGCCGACGGGCGTCACGTCGTGGTAGCCGAGCGCGCCCGCTTGATCGGCGTCGTCGAAGAAGCCGAGGACCCAGCGCGAGGCGGGAATCGGTGTGCCGGGCAGATAATGGATGAGTGAAGCGCTCACACCCCACAGCGCGTTGAGATCGCGGGTGAGCTGCGTTTGTAGCGCAATCGTCATCGGGCGAAGATCGGCCTCGACTAGCAACGTCGAGTAGTTCACGAGCGCGATGGTCGTCATGATTTGAGGAAGGCAACGCCGCCCGCCGACACGAACAAGTCGGGATCGGTATAGAGCATCCGAGAGTGATCGTTCGTCGGCACTTCAACGTTCTGGTCCGCCTCCGGCATCGTGCGGTGAAGATTCAACATGTCGCCGCTCGGCAACCCGTGCAGCTCGCCATCGCCGATCACGCCTTCTGCCTGCGTCTGGTCCGTATTACAGTAGAAGTGGAGCCACCGCTGCGTATACTCGCGAAGTACGCGACGCTGGCGGAGCATGTCACGGCGGACCGGCGTCGAGACGGTAACGAGGCGACGGAACCTCGCCCCGTAGATCGCAGCGAAGGCAGCGACCTGCCCACCGTGAGAGTGTGCGACTACGTCGACTTCTGGCTGCGAGATCGGCGCGGGAAGCATCGCCGAGATGTACCACTTCAGCGCCCACCCGGCCATAGACCACTGGACCATCGCGGACGAGTCGGCGTAGGCGTCCATCGCGTCCGGGGGCGCAATATCGTCGAAGCCACCAAGCCGTCCCGCCCACCGAAACGGCTCCTGCTCGTTCAGCACCGACAAGTCGTGAGCCTTCAGCATCGCGATGAACGCCGAACCTGGCCGCCACCACGCCGCCTCAACCTTCAGCATATCGGTACCGCCAACGAGTACGATCACTTGAGGATAGGGAGTAACCCGCCGCCCGGCATCGCCTTGATATTCGCGCTCATCGCGTCGAGCACGATCTGGCCGACGATGGCTTTGCACTCGGGCGGCACTGTGTTGGCGAGCCCACCGGCCTGGAGCTTCTTGAGTATCTGAATCTCGATGTACACGATGCTGCCTTCAGAGATGAGGTCCGTACGTCGAGGCACGAAGGACGGCGCGGCTGGCGCGTTGGGGTCGATGCCGAACTGCGTCTGGATCTTGTGCAGACAAGCCTGCGCGGGATCGCTGGGATCGAGCGCGCCGACAGCGACCGCTTGGTCGATGTTCCACGTCGCGTTCTGGATACCCGTGACGACGGTGGCGCCGATCTGCGTGTTCTGGAGATTTTGGAGTGGGTTGGCGCTGATCGACGTGCAGCCAACCAGCAGAGGAATCAAGAGGAGAAATGAGAGGTGGCGTCGCATAAGACGGCTCCTTTCAAGGCTTCGGCTCGCTCGGAGCCGGTGCAGGTGTCGGAACAGTCGCAGCCGACGCCACGAGCGCGGCGGCTTCCTTGGTCTTCTCTTTGTCGCTTCGGTCCTTGAACCACCACAAGATCACTGCCGTCGCGATGGTCATGAAGGCGTCCCCGCTTACGAGCTTGAGGTAGAGAAACCCCCAGCATACGGAGAAGCTGAAGAGGACGGTCGTGAGTCCTCGAATGGTCGAGTTCACCGCCTCTGCGCGCGGGCTGTCGGCGCCGTTGGTCATCAGCAGGGCCGACGCGCGGTCGGCGGTGGCCACGCCGTCCACGTCCCGCCGCCCGTCCACCCGAGCAGCGACAGCAGCCACCAGATGAAGACGAGCACGATCAGGATGGTAACGAGCGCCATCGCCTTACTCTGAAGCGGCGGCGGGGCGAAGTTCGAGATGACGAGCTGCGCCACCCAGTAGAGGCAACCCAGCACGATGAGCAGCACAAGGAACGAGATGAGGAATCCGATCACCGATGCCTCCTAATGAGCCCGGAGTCCAAACAGGATTAGGTTCGACGCCAAAGAGATCAGCGCGGCCACTGTCGCCGCAATGAGGCCAGACTGTGCCCGCGCCGCCGCCATGGTCGCTCGCTCTTTCAGGTGTAGAGCCTTGTCGGCGGCGTCCATCATCGCCTCTAACCGAGCGACCCGCTCGCGGAGACGATTAATCTGAACGCCGTCATCATGATTGTCGGTCAACGCGCCTACTTCTTGGCTTCGGCCGTCGGCTTCACCGGTGTCGTTGCCTTCGCAAGCTTCTGCGCGGTATCGACGTAGCGCGCGTGCAGCGCGATCACGCACTGACTCACGGGTGTCGACTCCGGGCAATCTGCGCCGAGCGCCGAGCGCGCCGCCGCCATCTGCACCTCGTAGGCGCCGCGCTGTTGACTGATGTCGCGCCAGAGCTGGACAACGGTGGCGCTTTGAGAGCGCAGCTCTACAAGTTGAGCCTCACACGTCGCGGCGGGCGTCGTCGGTGCCGCAGGCGCTTGCGCGAGCGCCGCCGTCGACAAGAGAAAGCCAAGGCTTACGGCAACGACAAGATCGTGCCACAGCGTTTTCATCGCTCGCCTCCCCGCTAACGTGCTACGACCGCGCGCTCACGCAAACTCGATGTAGAGAATGCCACTCGCGATCGTCGTCACGATGAGACCATTGACCAACGGAACGTCAAGCGCTTTGTCCTCGGCGAAGTTCGCGGCGGTTGCGACCGATGAGAACACGACGTGACCCGCCGTGTCGGTCACAACGCATGTATGGCCAGCGGTCGTGGCGCCAACCCACCGGAAGCGAGATACGCGCACCGGCCCGGCGACGAGCGTCGCCGCTGTGTCGACCTTCCATACGGGGCCGGCCAACGAGTTCGCCATCAGCCTCTCCCACGGTTGCGCGGACGTTCACGGCGCAGCTCAGCACGCGCCACCTTTGCCTGCTTCTGCATTTGGCGGGTGAGCGCGGCGCGAGTTTGAAGCGACGTTGGCTTCACAGCCATCGTTAGTCCTGCATCGCCCCGCCGCCGCGAGCGCGCGTTGCGCGGTTGATACCGCCACCCTTGGTCGGGTTGTGCTTCGGGTTCTTCGCCGGCCCCGTGAGGATCGGAACCTTTGAGCCTTTGCGGCCTTGCTGGTAGTTGTTGGTCTCCCACGACCGAGCACGGCTGCCCGCTGACCGTCCGCTCTCACCACTGCCCAAGTACGGCATGTTAGCCTCCTACGAGAGTGCGTTCGCACTCACGAATGTAATACTCCGGGGCACCCGAGTCACGAAGATAATTAAGCCACGCGGCGCCATCCTCGCGCGCGGCACGTTGCGGGGTGCGCTTCGGGAGCAACGTGATCGCCTCGGCAAGCGCATCCACAAGGTCTTTCGTCGCGCCACCAGGGAACGCTTCAAGCTCCTGCCGAAGGTCTCGCTGCTCGTCGCGCACGAAGAGCCGCCCTTCGTCGATGACCGGCTGAAGGACCGTCCGAATCCGCTCGTCTTTGTCGCCTTGCATCTTCTTGGGGACGAGCGGGAGGCGAGCGCCGCGCTGGCGCGCTTCGCGGAGAAGCGAGTCGGCGTAGAGAGTTTGCATCGCAGAGGCGTCGATGCCAACGACGCGCGGAGTCCACCGCTCGACGAGCTGGAAGATGCGGTCGGTGTGCGACGTCGTCGGGATGCGCCCCGCCCATGCATGCAGCACGAAGACCCGCCCACCGACGTCGCCACCAACGACGACGTCAGCGCTCCGCGAGGCTGTCTTCTTGAGGGCAGTCTTGCCCCCGGCCGGGTCGATGAACGCAACCACGCTGAGGTTACTCAGCAGAAGCATAGCGACCCTGCGTCGTGGCAGCCATCACCGTCGATGAGCGCTCACCACTGCTCGTGAGCCCACTCCGGCGCTCGAACTCGCCTTGCGCCCCGTCGACACCCATGAGGTAGAAGATGTGGCCACACATGATGCACCGACTGGCTTGAGGCTCGTCGATGAGAGCGCCGTTGCACCGCGTGCACTTGTTGGGGCGGACGAGCGAGAGGAGCTGATCGAATGGGCGCGCCTTCGCCACCTTCGGCGAGACGATGTGCATTTTGTGCTTCATGAGACGAGTCTCGACGGGTAGCGGTGGCGAAGGAACTCGTCGCGGCCAGCGTGGCTCTCGTCGCCGCTACCCACGAGCGAAGACGACGTCGTTGCGGCGTCGCCTCGCGCGCCAAGCGCTACGTCCCGTTCATCGGCGTCGAATTCGATCGCGTCACCAACGATTCGATACGCGCGCACAAGCGCCATGTCGAAGTCGGTGAGGCCTGCGCCGATCGCCGTGTTGAGGTAGAGCAGCGGGTAGAGATTGCGGAACTCCTTACGTAGGCGGTCGAGTGTGTCGAGGTCGAATTTCTCGGGATAGATGACCTGACCATTCTCGATCGCGGAGCGCGTATCGACGTCGACCAACGTATCGTTCTCGATGATGTATCGGTAGAGATCGAATGCCGCCCACCGCGTGCCGACGATGAACTCCAAGGCGTCAGGGTTGCCCTCGATGAGCCCGCGTGAGGCGATGTGCCACGAGATCGCAGTTTGCATGACCGCCTCGGAGTTCGCCGCCTCAAAGGAGATGAGATCGTCTTTGATGAGGACGTCGGGGTGGAGGCCGGTGATCGCCCCGCCGACGCCGCGCGCGGTGATCGACGCTTCAGGAAATTCGGTTTCGCGCGGAACGATCAGTTCGAGATCGTTCCACTTTTTCGACTCCACACGCGCCTTGTCCCAACAGAGATGGGGCCACAGACCGCGAAGGATCTTGTTCGACTCGAAGGCCGATTGCACGACGCGAAGGTTGCCCGCCGCGAGCTTCTCCGTCTCGCCGCTAAGAAGGATGCGGCGCTCGTTGCCCGGCTGACCCTCGAAGTAGATGTTGTGCTCGGCAGGCTGGATGAGGATGTGGATGGGGAGCGCGTGCGACACGATCGTCGTCTTGCAATGGTGGCGCGGGTAGAGACGGAGCTTGCGGCGCGGCGGGACACGCTGAATCGAGTCGCACCATCCACGATGGAGCGCGGGCGTGAGATACGTCCGTCCCATGACCCCGTACGCAAACACGAACAGCGAGCGCTCCGCTTGCTGCTTGAAGGCGACGACGGCGGCACCCGTAGCGTCGGCGCCAGCCTGGCGAACGGCGCCAGTCTTCTTGTCGACGACGAGTTCGTTCGCGAAGTCGAGGGCGGCGACAGGCTCGGCGTCGTCTTGCGGAAGCGACGCAAGATAGTCGTCGAGCGTGTTCACGTCGCGACGGCTTCGTCCGTCGATTCGACGAGCGCTTGCACGTCGATGATGCGCTTGATTTCGGCGGGGCCGAACGCGATCCGCACGGTGCGCTCTTCCTCGTGGTGGGTGCGCTTGGCGAAGCGCGGGTGGCGGTCGAGGAGGTCGCCCGCCGACAGCCGACGCACTTGATCGTTCGTCGACCCGTCCCGCAACTCGATCAAGACGCGGACGTTGTTGCCAGCTTCGCGCTCGATCACCTTCATGACGTCTTCGACGGTCGAAGAGCGCAGCTCGCGTTGGAGGTCTGCGATCTGCGCTTTCATGAGCGGGGAGGAGAGGATGACCGAGACACGATTCTCGCCAAGGTCTAGGTGGCGGGCGATATCGACGTTGCGGAAGCCAGCAGCATGCATGAGGGCGATGAGCAAGTACCGCGCGTTCATCTTCGTCGGTGCTCCGACCATCGCCATCGCCGCCTCCTCTCCGTCGATGTGTAGGGCCACCCGACCCAAGGAGAGTTCGCCCCGAGCGCCCCAGCCCATGGCGAAAGCCGGGCGGCCCTACATCTGACGGTAGGCTACGCGACGAGCGCGCACTATGTCAATAGCAAACATCGGTAATAATATACTTGAGTAAATCAGACTCCCGGGCTACCCTGGGCGGGCGTCAGAGAGGCGTTAGTGACGATCGGG